ACGAAACAAACCACCACCAACACCACACTTGTTGTAGGGAGGTGACGTCACAGTGCAGTCAATAGACTCATCTTCAAGTTCAAGAGCAAGGTTGATACAGTTGCCAATTCTGAGATCAATCATAAGAGGAATAATTTAGTTGTATTCTAGCAGGTTTATTGGATTTTGACAAAGGGTCCAGATAAATCTCCGTCCCTCATATTAATTTTAGAGGATGAAAAATAGATTTCAGCAATTAATTCTGCCAATCTTCTATCTCTTTTTGCTTTTATGAAAGCTTTCATGTATCTAAGAAGTCTCATCTTGCTTCTTAGTTTAAGAGGAAAACCAGTTGTCTTTGCTCTGTAACCTTCATCAATGAGAAATGCCTTTTGTAAAAATTCTTCAGGAGAATATGATCTAATTGTTTTTCCTTGTTGAATTGTAAAATTACCAAAGGTTTTTGGGATAGTAGAATCAGAGGATATAGTTTTAATATAATTTTTCCAATAAGTTTTTTGAGTTTCTGTGAACCCACTTCTTGGAATATTGTAATTAATATCTTCCCCACTATAGTCTTTAATTATTTTAGCCATTTTGGGAGCAGGAATGGCGCCATTTCTTGCTCTAGCATTAGTAAGTCCACCTCTAGCACCCTTTACCAAGTCTCTTGGTTCAGTAGCATGGTTCATAAGAGATGAAACTTTACTTTCATATTTGTATTTTTTGTTAAAGTCTCCAATAGCAAATCCAGCTCTATATGTCATAGAGTTTCCCTTAAAATCAATTCCAGATGAACCTTTACCTTCTACAATTTCCATCCAAGTATGAAGAGGAGTATCAAGAGTTGCTTGTGGTTGACCTAAATCTGAAACAAATGTGGTTCCTACATTAGTCTCAGTTACTTTTGGATCTCCATAATCAGTTTCTTTAAGAGATATTCCAACTAAAGTTCTATTTCTAAGTTGAGCAGCAAGATATCTATTAATTAATGCTACCTCAATTTCAGCAGCATCAGAAGATCCAATTTGTTCTGAAAGAGAATTCTTGATAGTCTCAGCAATTTGAGATTTTATATTTGAAATCTCTCTGGTTTTGCAAATATAAACATCTGTTGTATTCCAACTATCTTTAACACCAGATCCTTTTCCAAATAACATTTTTTGATCATTGGAAAATGAATCAAAGATATCTTCATATATTGAAGTATATTGACTACCAGGAATACCTCTTACGCTATTTGATCCCCACCTACAATAACTGTAGGAGTTATCCTTTGAACCTTCTCTATGTCCCATCCAAACAAGTAGAACTCTTGCTTGTTTGAGAAATGTTTTATACCATTTTCCATTATCAGAGAAAGATTGTGGATAAACAGATTTAATTGCATCCACAAGACTTTCATCATCATATGGTTCTAATGATGATCCTTGATTAATGGCATAGTAAAAAGTGACAAGAGATGCTTCTTCTTGTCTTTTAGTATCTGCCATTTAGACCTCAGAGTGATGCAATAATTTTTAAGATTTCAGTTTCAGAGAACTTACCAGAGGTTTCTAATTCCTCTTTCATACCTTTCTTTTTCTTATCATTAAGAGCCTTCTTCATGGACTCTTCTTTGTTACCATCACCATCAAAGTCAAGGTAGTCAGGTTTAGATCCTTTCTTCTCTGCAACATACTCTTCTTTCTTAGTCTTTTCCTTATCCATACGAGCAGACATCTTTCTAATCTGATCAATGCTCATATTGCCAATGCCAGTAAAACCTGCTTTTGAAGGATCAGGTTGCTTCTTAGAGTCATCCTTATATCCACCAGCAGCACGAGCAGCAGCACGGTTCTCATCAACCTGCTCAACTTCCTCTTTCTTATATTGAGGATGATCATCCATCTTCATACCACGCTTTTTCTCAAGCTTGGCCTTTCTTTCCTTAGTTCCCTTCTCAGGGTCCATGTCACGAATGCCTTCTGCAGCAAACTCTTCATTCTTGGGAACACAATTGGGAACCATCTTACCACCTTTCTTCTTCATCCCAACTTGCTTGTGGGAGTCCCAGCAAGGATCACTTTTCTTCTCATTGAACATCTTGAGAAGACCATTCTTAATTACAGCAGAGTCTTCAGCAACTACTGTACTATGTAATCTTTGAACTCTCTTGTCTTGGTTATGTCTTGTGGACCAAGTTTCTGAAAGTCTCTTTTGCTGTCTATACTTTACAAACTCTTCAAGAGCTTGATCTTTATTCTTTAATTTGATTCTACTAAATGTCTCACCAAATGCTTCAAGAATTCTTTGTACTTTTTCTTGTCTTCCTACAATAGAAGATTCAGGAACCAAGTTAGAGATGATGTCCTCTGCTTCAGATACAGATACTTCTTCAAGAACTACTTCAAGAACTTCTTCAGCAATGTTACGAAGATCATCATCTTTGAGTCTTGCAGTGTTCATTTCACTGATCAGATCTCTTTGTGAATTTAATTCTTCTTTTGCTTCTTGACTATGGACTGCAGTATATGCATCCATAAAGTTACGCATTGATGAGGACATCTCTACATTTACTACATATCTCTTTTTATTTATGCTGAAGGATATTCAATAAGTTTAGGTTCCATATTCAAAAATGTTTGTTGTTGTATCAGTTACTGGAATATCTTCAGGTTTTTTGTTAAATCCAAATGGACCAACACCTGGTGTGTCAAACTTACGACGTTTTTGTGCCATACTACAAATAGTCTCCATAATCTTGATTGTATCTTCTACAGTACAATTCTCTGGCATATTGCGATTGACAATATCAAAAAGTGGGAAGAACTCTTTTGCTGCATCATTCACCTCTGAGGGTGTAAGTGGATCATACTCTTGCATCATTTGCCTCCAGTTTCATAACCAAGTGTGTCATCTTCTTGTTTTAATTTTTCTTGCTCTAACTTATTAAGTTGTTCTTCAATTTTAGTATCAATGTACATAATAAGATTACGAATATCAATAATTCGTGTAGGACAACAAGATATATCTAAAGTATATTCTTTTTGCTCACGAAATAGTGTGCCTCTTAGAGCTACAGCAGTTTGAATATCAAGTTCAAGATTGATCATACGTCTCCTTCTACACGATTCTCAGAATAGTACGCATTAAATGTACCATCAGGATATCTTGCACTCAGTTTCTCAATATTCATATCAAGAATTTCATCAAAGTTTGTGTCCAATGCCATAAATGCTTGAGCAAGATACCAACAAATGTCTCCCAACTCACGCTTCATGTGAAATACATTATCTTCATTATAAGGTTTGCCTTGAAAGACAATCTTTTTAACCACTTCTGTAAACTCACCTGCTTCTGCAGATAGTCCAAGAGCAGCAGTCAATAATTGAGAAGTATTAGTTCCACCTGCTTCAAGTTCAGCAATTCTAGTTGCCATGATTGCATAATCAAGACTAGCATCACTAGTAGTCTGCTTCACAAAATCAACATAGTTATTCAAAACTTAAATCCCTCAAATGTTTTTTTAGGTTTCTCTTCTGGATCATACTCCTGATTCTTACCATTGTCAAGGATGTCTTCTTGAGCAGACTGCTCACAATCATACAGTCTCATTTTTGCTCTATCAACACCAATAACAAATCTCTTAAACATGTTGATATCATTATATCTGTTCTTCAATTGTTTCACCATAATCTGCCCTAATCCCTCCAACTCTTCAGTGCTAATAAGGGCAAACATAAGATCAGCAGTAGCAGGAAGACCAAAGGATTCAGAAGTATCAGTAAGTTCAACATCAGAGCTCCCAAAACCAGAACGAGTGGTTTGAGTAGCAGAGATGATGGGGACATTTGCTTCACATGCCAATCCTCTAAGTTCTTCAGCAATAGCCTTGACAACAGTATATGAATTGACATTACTACCTGCGCGATACCTAGAGGAAGCACATATATTAAGGTAATCAATGAAAATAATATCAGGTCTAAATGATTTCTTAAGTGCAAGTTCATTGAGAAGAGATGCAAAGTGACCACTATGAGCACTTGCAGTTGGATATTCTTTAATTATAAGAGTGCCTTGAGTTTTTTCTGCAAGGTTTGTTACCTTATTTTCAAACATTTGTTTTGGAAGATCAGCAATATCCTGAATGTTAACATTCAAAAGATTAGCATCAATTCTTTCTGCAATTCTTTCTTCAGACATTTCAAGCGTGATGTATAATACATTCTTGCCTTGGAGTAACACACTGCTTGCGACATGACACATAAACAAAGACTTACCAACACCAGTGCCAGCAAGAGCAATATTGAGTGTTTTGTTTGGAAGGCCACCCTTTGTAATTTTGTTGAGAAATTCAAGGTCAAATGTAGTCCTTTCTTCTTTTCTGTTATATAGTTCAAACCTTTCTGCGTAGTCCTGTAGGTAATCATGCCCTACATGATTATCAAAACTAACAGCAAGAGCTTCAGAAAGAATAGAAGGTATAGCATCAGGTTGCTTCTTTTCATCTTGCCCATCAGCAATTGCAATTGATTCCATAAGTGCCAAGTAAATGGCACGTTCTTTACACCACTTCTCAGTTGTGTCTTCTAACCACTCCTTCTCTGCTGGTTCAGCATCAAGATAACTAATAAGTTTAGATATTTCAGTATAAGAAGTGTCATTAATATCTTTCCTCTTTTCAATCTCAATACTTAAGACTTCTTTAGAGGGAACTTCATTATACTCAGAAACAAAAGATACAATCTCCTCAAAGACAATCTTTTGATTATGATCTTGGAAATAATCTGATTTAATAAAAGGAATTACTTTCCTAAGATACTCTTCATTATGTAAAAGGTTCCTAAGAACCAAAAATTCAATTTTGTTCATCAGGTGACCATAAACAATAAGTTGACAAAATATACTTTTTACCCTTTATCACTGGATTTCCTCTGTGGGGAAACATCCAATAAGGGGGGAACAAAAGAACAGAACCCTTCTTTGGTTTAATACTTACATCAGGATAGAATACAGTCTCACCACCTTCAAAATCATCATTCAAATAATATAGTAAAGCAAGATATCTAAGAGATGTTTCATGACTTGCTACATCAGCATGTGTATCATACTTATCTGTAGATCCTCCAATGTATCTTTTAATATTAGCTCCTTCAAATATGAAGGTGTTTGTATTAAAGTGTTTACCATACTCACCCAAATACTCTTGATATTTTAATACAATGGTTTGAGATAGACTAATGATTTTTTTCTCTGCTATCTTATGATAAGTGCCAATAAAAAGATTAGTCCAGTTAGGATATCCTCCTCTATCTAATCTTTGTTTGTTATCACTTTCTTCAAATAATCTAATATATTCATCACAAATTTCATCTGGAACTACATTATCAATTTTAAGACAGTAATCTAATATATTCATAGACCGTAAGAAAACTCCTCCTTTGCAATTGCATCAAGTTTCTCCATCACTTCAGGTGTGAAGTATGTTTCTGGGTCTTTGTAGATTGCTTTAGCATAGATTTTTTTACCATCTATCTCATAACGACCTGCAACATTTTTCCAGAGACCTCCCAGTTCACCCAACTCAAGAAGACCATAATATCGATCAAGACCACGCTCATCGTAATAA